GTCTTAACTTCTAGCTTCATACTGTAATTTGCTCCATATCATTTTCTGCTCTGGTGATTGACTGTAATCTTAATACATCAGCCAATATGTCCCATGCAGAATCGTGTGCTTTAAAAACAGAATCCCACTTTTCTTCGTTTGCACAAGGAGGGAATCCGTTCTTCTTTAAACCGAAATCAAACTTTGCATCAATGAACGTTCTTGTATCTCTAACTGTCCAATGCTTTAGTTTGTTTTGTAGATGACCGACTTTATTTTGAGACTTAAATAGTCTTTCTAATATTACTGGGTCGAATGAATTAGATCTTGACCACCAATAATCAATCTTTGGTCCGTCAATTAAAAAGTCAGTAAACTGTTTCACAAAGTCTTCAACCGATAGGTCTGAACTTTTAGGAGCAATATTCTTTCTTACTTCTGAATCTTGTTTTGACCAAAAGTCGAGAGTGCCTTTATCGACTACCCAACCATAGTTCTTTACTTGTTCTGCTACATCCAATTTAAATTTCTTTGCCTTGAATACGTCACTCAGATTGTAAGGATCATTTGATGTAAACTTGTCCCACTGAAATACCATTACAGATACATCAATGACTGCACAGTTATGAACATCTTGTCCCATTGTCTCGAAGTCGATAATTAAATCGTTTCTCATATGTTTACCTTTAATTTAATATACTATTATAACAAACTTTACTAGTCATGTCAATAGTTTTATCCAAAGAATTCAGATAAATTTGGAGTCGTATCGGTTCCGTTAGGATCGTGCTCCATTAGTTGTTTTAAATTGTTCTGTCTTAAATAAGTTGTCTCAGATTCCCTTAGTTCACCTGTTAGAAACTTACCAATTTCTAAATGCATATCTCTTGATGTTGGTACAGGACAGTTCTGAGCAATATGATTCATTTTCTTTAATCCATCGAGCAGCTCAAAGTCTTCCGGGAATCCCATCATATGTAATGCTTCACGAATTGTTAAGGATCGTTCTTCAGTCGGATGCATTGTATCAACCATATTACGACCAATCACTGCATTCATATATTCACCAAAGACATGTACGGATCCATCCCATACGCCTTTGCCATCTGCATACTTCATCATTGCATGATCTGAATACTTAATACCTTTTTCATTGCCTGTCTTATGGAACCATTCGTTAGCTTCTTTCATCCAACCCTTTTTGTTTACATAATTCAGAGTTGTCTTAACACCTTCTTCAATCATAATTTCTCGAACATCACGATTTGTTTTAGTCTTGATGAAATTATAATATGGTTCGTCAGGTACATTCTTATTAATAATAATATCTTGATGTAAAGCACTAGCAGGTATTTCTTGAAGATATTCAGCAAAGTCTTTTCTATCACGATTATAATAATTCATAACAGGACTTGATTCTGATTTCCAACCAATCGCAAAACATCTATCACGACCTTGTGGAACTCCATGAAATCTTGTTGATGTTTTAAATAGAGTTAATGAATATCCACGTTCTTTACAAATTTCATATAACTTGTTTGCGACAGGTCGACCTTTATTTGTAAATAGTGCAGGAGCATTTTCAACAATGACTACCTTTGCTCCAAGAACATCAATACCATTTTCAAAGACCATATACATAAAGTCGTTCTTAGCACAACCTGCGCCTTTTGACTCTGCAGTAGTACCTGTATTTAATTGAGACAAAGCAGCACAAGGTGGAGTACCTGTTACTATATCAACTTGTTTAATACTAGGATTCTCTGAATCTAACAATACATAAGGAATATCACGTCCTAGTGTATTTTGTTGATAGTTTACATAATGGTTATCATTAGCTTCAAATCCACCAAAAGAGTAAATGGCTTCGGGTGGTTTACCAAATGCCTTCTCTGCTCCTAAAGCTTGTCCACCAATAAGTGGAATAAGTGGTGCCCATGTTATTTCTTTCTTGTTCATCCGAAAAAGTCCTCAAGTGTTGCAGCTTCTTTCTTTTCAAATTGTGTTACATCTGGTGCAACATAATCATTATCAATCGCTGTCATAATTTTATTGTTTAAGAATGTTCCATCGTAATATGCTGGCTTACATAATAGTTTACGCAGTCCTGTAATTACAGATTCATATTCCTGTTCATTATTTAATAACCTATCCATCCTTTCTTTAAATTCAGCAGGAGTCTTTGGTCTTAAAAATTCTGGTATAGGTAAATGGTTTTGCTCATCATAAGATGGATGCAAGAACGGTATCACACCAGCATGTACCATTTCAATATACTTTGAAGTTACCCAACCTTTTGCGATTGGAATAATAAAAGTAAATTTAACATTGTTCATTTTAGCCATTACATCATCAAGATGAATAGATCCTTTGAACCTTGCGTCTGTTTCGGTATTAGGATGTTCCCATTTACCGTAAATCTCTACATCGTCATGGTCGTCTAATACCCATTCCTTTAACAGATTATATCTTGAAGGCTTTGCTTCATTAAGAATAACCATAAAAGGAACATTACGATTTAGATTAAATTGTTCGGAGTGTTGATAGTTAATACAGAAACAAGTTTCCATACCAGCATAAGTTGAAGGTACCTTTCGTTCGTAACGATCTTGTTCTTCATAAGACTTAATACTGCTTACTGTATATTCATAATCATATTGACCTAATGAGATAGTTGGCAAATGAAATATGTCTCTTGATTGATTCATAACATATCGTGGATCATTTACGATCTCAACATAAGGAGGTTGTTCTTCGTTCAACCAAATAGCAATAGGTGATGTATAGTTCTTAGTCATATCAATCACAGAGGCAAATAGTGAACGATCTTTAACTTGTTCAATTTTACCTGGGATCGTTACCGTACCAACTTGTCCAACCATCAATACAGTGTAATCTAATTTAAATCCTTTCTGACCAAAGTAATTAAATATATGACGATAGAAATTATCAGTACCATCATTCTTAATACCTTTCCAAATATCAGTTACATTATTATATGGAAACAACTCCAATTCTTCAGACTCTGTTAGAGTACTGAAATCAGATCTTCCGATAATGTAGAAATTTTTGTCTGGGTTATTATTTGCGAGTGCAATAAGTACTGTAGATGGTTCGTTGTCTCCACCAATAGGAGAGAAGCGATTCCGTTTGAACTTGACCGATTTACCGATCTTTCCGAAGCCAATGTTTTTCATAATATAAAGTTTGCCGTTCTGTTAGTTTTATTTATTGGAATCCACTACACGCTTGCGAAGCTCTGTGGAACTGAATGAATGCCTTCTTCGGTTGTAATGAATTGGACATAGACCTTTACCTGTATGTTCTTGATCTTTATATTCTTCACCAACAATACGAATGTCAGGATTAATTGTAAGGATCATATCGACGATTTCTTGTTCAGAAGAAAAAGGTATTACTTCATCTACATGCTTACAAGAAGATAACTGTATGTATCTTTCAAATGGAGTCTGAATAGGTTTGTTTTTACTATCAGGTCGGTCATTAGTAGGATCTGTTAATAATCCAACAATTAAATAATCACACATTGACTTTGCTTCTTGTAACATAACGATATGACCTGCATGAAACAGATCAAACGTTGAACAAGTAAAGCCAACCTTTGCACCTTCTGGTAATTTATTTCTATCAAGAAACATATGTATTCTCCTCTTTTAATATCAATCTTAAATGATATACTTTCTGCGTTATTAATGGTTTTACAATCATCTAAGATATCATTTCCAACAAGTCATCAACCAACTGTAAAATAAAATCTTTGTCGTGGTGGTACTTATAAACTCTTATTACTTCAGCTGCAACTAATGTAAGTAGTTCTTGTTTGTTTATATCGTCATTGTAAGCCAATAGTGTATTGATAGCAAGATCTTGTTCAGCACGTCCATAATGATTAATCATCAAACTTGCGATAAACTTTGCTATGTCAAGTGCACGACAACCAAATACATTAGGGATAGGATCAATTAAGAACAATTTGTCTTCATTAAACAGCATGTTCTTAACACCAAAATCTCCATGACAATATCCGTATTCTAATTCAATTGTTGCTAATTTCTCAATCACATCATTAAATGGTTCAAGGTCTGCCAATTGAACATGACTTACTATTCTTGCGATGTAATCATCAAAGGTTAGAAACTTAGTTTGTTTAATAGAATCAAAAGCATCAAGAGATTCCTGAATCATTGCCAATGCTTTATAAGGACTGTCTGTAAAATAGTTTGGATCGTTTTCAATATAATCCATTGTAAGTGTATTACCTACAACTCTATGAATCGTTGGAGTGTTTACAATATCACCAGTATCTTTGAACCACTTTGCTGCCTCATGGGCATTTCTTGCTGTCTTATGTACTACCTTACCATCAGTATAGATATCAGAACCTGAGAGACCACCTTCGAGTTCTCTTATATCTGTTTCTATAAAATCTTCAGGAGTAATACCTTTGTCGTCAACATAGTATGCTGCAAGTGGTTTATCAAAAGATAGAGCATGATATTTTACATGATGTTTGTTTAACCATTCTTCGATCTGAGGACCGTACTTTTCTGATGCTTCAACTCTACTCCTACAGGAAATAGAACCACGAGCTGTAAAGATATCAATAATCCAACCAGCTTCGTATAGTTTATTACACTTTTCTATCAGACCAAGATTAGGCGTTGCGTTTGCCCAATCTCGATCTGATGTGTATGCGAGTGTATCGTCAAAGTCAAGTACTATGCGTTTATGTAGAGACATATTAATTACTTCTATTTAGCATAGATCTTGTTAAACCACCGAAGAGGTAGCAGAAGTAAATAAAGAATGGAGTTGCTAATGCAAGTCTGATTTGGTCAGATGTCATATTAACAAGTTCTCCTAAAGAAATGGCTGCGTATACAGAAAATGCAATTCCTAGTATTACTGCCAATCCCATTCCAAGGTCTTTCAATTTTTCTTTCATAATATATCCTTTTAAATAATATCTATTATATCAAATTATCAAGTGGTTGTCAATAGTAAATGTTAGAAACTTCAATATCAGCTTCTGAAAACATGTCTCTTGATTTTTCAAAAGAATCTGACCATTTACCTGGTACATCACTTGTTGCCATTACAATTCTATTTATGCCAACTTGGATAATTCCTTTTGCACAATCAGAGCAAACTGGTAATCCCCAAACATATAGAGTTGCATCTTTTAAAGAAATACCATTAAAGGTAGCATTATATATGCAATTCATTTCGGCATGTACAACCAAACTGTATTTAAGCTCTCGATTCTCATAACGTTCTGGGGTATCTTCAATTCCTTTTGGGAATCCATTATAACCAGTTGCTAGGATACGACGGTCAGAGTTAACTGCCACCGCACCTATTTGTTTTGAAGGATCTTTACTCCATGTAGAGATCTCTCGAGCAACGTTC